GAAATACTCACACGCCTCACAGTATTCTTTGAAATACTTCACAGGAATGGTCGCCTTGATGGGCATCTTCCAATCATCCATACCATCAGTCAAGTAGTTGAATCTATTCAATAAATTCTGATGGTTAATAGTCGCTGTCACAGCACTTACCTCAGTGGCAGTCATCTCTTTAGACATTAAGCAACTCCTCTTACTAGTCTCATTAAATCCTTATCAGCGTAATTACCAGATGAACACCAGTTCCTCATAGCAGAGCATTCAGTAGCGTTGTTTAGACACTCTAAGTTCATCGGGCAAGTATCACAAGGACATTCTCTTTTATTCTCTGGGCCATAGTGTACTTCAGTCTCAGAGAACTCACTCTTAGTACCTCTGCCGTTATACACTTCACTGTCATACCAAATGTTTTCCATAATCATTCCTCTCTAAAGTTAATCTCTTTTCTCACTCTACATAGCATATTATACACGATGTCAAGAGATTGTCAAGTGTTTTTTGCATCTTTTTTCAAATTATTTTCGCCTGCTGTAACCGTTGACCCATAAGGGTTTCAGACGGCCTGGTATGGTTTATCCCACTTACCAACACCCACACTCATGTAATATGCAGTGTGAAAGTAGTCAGTTTGCGAATCGGAGTCGTCAAACCACAGATCACCCACACCAGCTTTAAAGGGAGCAGTCTTGATAATCTCCACAATCTTATCAAAGAAACCTTGATACTTACCATACCAATCTGTGTGATAATGGTTAATAGAAGTTTCCTCATTAATATTAATCACACGATCTTCACCCTTCATCCACTGAGTAAAGACTTCAAACGCTGGGCCCTTCATTACATTCACGCAAACCTCATGGTGATGCCTCTTAGTCACAGAGAACTTATACTCTGGAAATTCTTTTTTGAGTTCCTTGCGAATCGCAGCGACTTCTTCTGTTGAAATATATGCCATGTAACTCTCTCCTTAATCTCTCACTATACCTATATGTTACCATAACAACTCAGTGGTGTCAAGCGGTATTTGAAAATAAAAAAAACCCTGTAAACTCAATGGCTTACAGGGTGTATTTCTGTGAATTCTCTGTGGTTATCTGTGAATTTTTATGAAAATAATTGCGATTCGGGGGTGATTCGCTGTTGACTTTTGTGAATATCTGTGATATAATTTTCGGTCAGTCGGTCAATAACGGACTTTAATGCACAAAGATTCATGTTTATTCACATCTTTATCGGAATCTTCCGTAAATCCCACGAAATCCCACATCGTCCCATATCTATTCCGCAAACAGTTGTTTCTCTCTATCTGTTATATCCTTACCGAATATTCTACCCACATTCATTGGTATTTCCTTTACTCTATCCATTACTCTCTTGGCTTTGAACTGTTTATTGATTGTTGGATATTGTGTAATGGTATCATTATCTACTATGATTACCTTTGTTCTATTGTAATTCATGTATACCATATAGAAATTGTCTTGTAGGAACTTCTCTTTTCTACCTAAGAAGTGTATCCATTTGTAATGAGGTGGCCAGTCATCCTTCCATTCACTCCATCTTTCTATATCGAATGTTGCAATTTCTTTCTTGTCTTTGTCTAACAGTGCCATGTCTACTCCATATTGTCCATATGGGTGTAGTCTGAATGTGTCTGGTCTGTTAGATGTTCTTGAAACAAGGTATTCTTTAAGCTTTGGTGTGTTTGATACCATTGTTGCAAACATCTTTAGGTCTGTGGCATCATCAAAGGAGTCTGTTCGATCCTTATAGTTACCCCATGTATTCTTGTGTATTCTACTCACTTGTTGCATCATCATTATCACTCCATTCATTTAATTTATGTACTTTACAGTGTGTGGTCATCATTCTATCCATATGAGCGTCTATGAGATGTGCAAATCCATGTAGTGTGGTGTGTATATCATCTGATGTTGATGATACATACTGTCCATCATATAGTGCGTCAGCGTAGTTCTTGAGGATTGTGGCGAATGATCCTATCTCCATTATCTCTTGTTCTACGTCATGGTGTGTCTTTTCAAATAGTTGGTTCATTGTTTGTGTGTCCATATTGCCATTCCACTACCGCAGCGGTGTTCCATTTGTCAGCTTCATGCTGTGCATCTTCCTTATATCTAAACACCATGACAGGGTCTTGGTTTGTCCATGAGGAAGCGTCAGGACTTCTCTTTCTTAGATAATCCCATTCACCAGAGTCTATCTCTAGGAAGATGGCATATTCCTTATCCTTGGTTGTCTGTTTTCTTACATGGGGTATACTCATATCATATCTCCGGCGGTGTGTTATTCTTTATCCTTTGGCTCGTATTGACATAATCCAGTTTGTTTTCTTTGCAGTAGGTTCTTACCTTGATTGCAACAGCTTTGTTCTTTGTCAGTAGTACTATGCGTCCCTTTTTATTGTATAGTATCCACTTGTTTCTGCTTACCTCTATCAGTTTCATTTCACTTCGTAAAAGGTGTATTCACAAGTCATCTCCTCGCCAGGCCATATATCCCTTGTCGCATACAGAAAGTAACGTGAATCCTTCTGTTTCTTTATCATGTTGGGATTGTCTGAATGGTTATAGAATGCACCCAGCGGGGTTCTTTCCAGCGTTTCCCCCCAATAGAAATGTGACTTACCTATCTCCGTACCTTCTGGTATCATCTTGACGCAAAAGAGGCCTAGTCCTTCTATAGAACTTCTGCTGATTGTCACACTATCTGGTAGAGGTCTATAGGTCATGTCTCTTCTTTATCCTGTTAATTAATCTCATCGCTTCTGGAAATTGTTTCATTTCCTTTATGTCCTCTTCAAGTGATTCATATCGTAATAGTTCTAATAACACATCCAATTCCCTACGCATAAGGGGGTGTAGTGTCATACGAAAGGCCATTACCTCATCATAAGACTCCATCGCCCATATGGCATCCATGAGTTTGTGCTGGTGAGGATTCAGTCCTTCTATTACTATTCTACTCATCTTTTCTCTCTTCTAATCTCTCATACATCTGCTCTCGTATGTCGATTACCTTGTTGTTGTGAATAATATCAATAATAGTCTGTGTCAGCTGTCGTTCTCTTCGCAGCCAAAATAATCGTTCTTCAATCTTTTTGAGTTCAGTCTCGTAGAACTCTATTTCTTTTTCTTTTCGTAACCTCTGGTCGATAAGGTCGGTTATGAATATGATTCTTTTGTTGTCTCCACCTGTCTCCATAATTCTACTATTTCATCCTTCAGTGCAAGTTTTTCTTTCTTTAATTTGGATATGAATTGTTCTGGTGCTCTTTCTGCTTCTAGCGCTTCTACTCTTTGATGTAGGTTTTGGTGTTTCTTCTCTAGTATACGGGCTCTTTCACCAGCGTTCATATTCTTCTCCTTAATGTAATTTGACATTTCCTGTCAGGTTGAAATCATCTAGGGAATATAGATGTAATAGTTTTATCTCAGGCGGCATCAGAAAGTCCTTGTCAAAGTTATCATCATGCACACCCTTGTTTACCTTGTTCACCAGACTGAATGCAAATGGTAACACAGGCAAATCGTACATTTGTAGAATGTCATATGCTGTTCTCATTGAATCACCAGAGTTGCAGATATCGTCCAACAACATAGTTGGCGTGTAATCTGGACAGCCCTCAATCCAATTGCGTAGTGCATATGTCTTTTGTTCTTTTCTTATGGAATATCCGTTTATGTGTACACCGAATGCCTGCATGTAGATAGGAATTGCAGTAATCATTGGTGTTGATGCAGTCTCTAGTCCAGAGAGCTGGAAGTCAAAGTGTCCTACCTCTTCTGCAACCTTCTTCGCCCACATCTGTGTCATTGCACTCAGAAAGTCTGTGCGAAAAAGGCCATTCCGTAAATAGAATACCCATGTATATGTTGTGCCTGGGATTTTGCCAGGCAGAGTATTCCCCGGCTTCGTGCGAATAATACAATGTTCATCAATAAAGTCTCGTGTCTGTTGCCAGAGACTTTCATACTTTTCATCACTAATAATGTCCATTCAATATTACCCTCAATATTATATAGGTCGGTATGGCTACAAGAACTGCCATAGTCAATCCACCGTTAAAAATTACTCCAAACACCATCACAAGAGACAGTGCGATTACCAACGATAGAATATCTGCATTATCAAAATCGTCTACCATTATAATACCCCATAACTAACTGATTGTCAATATAATTTTACAAAATAACTCGACTGATCTGTATCTGAACTGGCGTATCGAAACAGCTCTGTTGCGAACTCATTTCTCTGTTGTGCAGTACCACTCATCACTGCATCTAAAAAGTTTAGACATATGATTTTACTGTTTGTGAAGTTAGATGACTGTGAAGATACTTGTGACATAAATTCATCCTTTGTCATCTCTGGTTGAGATGGTTTACTGTCCTTGTTATGTTTCTTGTATGCATCGTATAGTTTTTGGTTATAGTTGAAGGCGGGTTGTTTAATCTCTGATAGGAACTGACTTTCTGCTGTCTTACCAGACTTACCGTTGTAGATATCACTACCAAACACCTTCTTTGTATAGAAGTTGACGTTACCACCACCAATCTTACCCCCAGCAGCGGCCGCACCCTTAATCTCACCCTGCCATGATGTATCTCCACCAAAGGTTCTGAACTGTACCTCTTTACCAGAGATGCGAACATAAATGTCCTGTGAGTCAAAGAATTTACCTGTCTTACCAAAACTCCAATTCTGCCATGTGTGTGTCTCTCGTGCAGCCATCAATTCTGGGGTAGAGAACTCTTGTAGTTTCGCTTCATTTGCTGTTGCAGCAATTCGTTTCAGTGAGATACCTAACAACGACACTGTACCAGTACCACTAACTCCACCACCAGCAAGACGCAATACCTCACCGTTCAGTTCACCCCATGAATTGGTGAACTTCTCTAGTGGTTTTGCAGTGGGTTGAAGTGTACTCATCCAAATGTCGCCTGGGTTCCATTTGTCGTTTGAGAAAGAGCCAGGCGCCTGTGGTATCTCTGAATCTTTGTCTTTGTTGTGGCAATCTTGTTTTGCCTTGTATACATTACTCATAAAGGAAGAACCCCTATGAAAATAGACTGAACCAGATACCCTACGGCCAAACTTCTCCCAAAGTTTGTTTGCAGTCTTGATATAAACGTCTGTCTCAATCCATGAGGCAGGGCCTTTATTGTATGCAGTGTCTAAGTTGATATCTGTCTTGGCGTACTGTGCAACTGATTTGAGGTCTGCAAACGAAACAGCAGTGACTTTCTTCTTTGCCTTGTTAAACACATATGCACAATAGAAACACTGTAACGATTCCGTCTTTGCAGTATCCTCTGCACCACCACCAGAACCAGCGCCACCACCAAAGTCACCATCCTTAAAGATTTGTGTTCTCTTTACTGTCTTGAGCTCACCAGATGGTCGCCCTTTTTCGTAATAAGTGAGGGTTTCTGTTTTCTTGTCATAATCGACACCGACAATCTCCTTACCAGTTTTACTTGTAAGTCTAAACGTCTTTTTGTCTTTTATTTTAAGATCAAATATGTCTGGACGTTTGCTTCCAGCGTAATCACCGCTGGAAGCTATTTTTGTCATATCAGATGATGATAGAGTTGCCATTTAATACTCCCTATAAGAGTATTTATGCAGCTCCAAGCATTTGTTTTATATTCTGAGGAACAAATTGATTTGCATCAATAAACCCACGTTCACCTGTTTTGTTATCTTGTGCAACAAAGCTTTCTACACTCCAAGGAAAACGTCCATTTTCTTCATGGAATTTTGCAGCTGACAAAATCATGTCTCCGATTTTGTCAAACTCAGTCATCATACTTGTACGTCTTTCATTTATGGAAGAATCCTCTTTCGGTGTTCTTACATGACAGACAAAGTATGATTCACGAGCCTCTTTGGCCCATTTCTGCATTGCAGAGTATATAAATTCGTATTCATAACCCTCTAATACAGACGCACCACATTTGTCACGCTCGATATCATACTCAAATTTTACTTGATATAGTGGTTCGTTGTTTGCATAGTTTGCTGGGTTTTGGATATATTTTACCAACTGCTCAAAGATGAATGTTGTTACATCTTGAGCAGCACCAGTTGCTTCTACCACTTTGCGAATGATTTTGCGTTTTGTGTTGCCATGAATATGACTACAATGTTCTTCCACATATGCAGTAATGGCTTCCTCTGTACGAAGAACTTCTGGTTCAGAACCATGTGTCAAGGCAAGAAGAACCTCAATAATATCTTCTGCTTTTGATGGCAATGAAGGTAGTTTGTTGTTCTCTTCTAATTGAAATGTTCTGATAGCAAAGTTCTCTGTAATACCATTCACACCAAATTCATAAACATCAAAGATCCAATCTTCAATGCCTGCACGTTGCATTGCAGCCAAACGGTGAAATCCTGCTACCAATTCATAATGGTATACACGGCCGTTGATTACTTTGGGGTGAGAAAGTTTGCGTACTACAGGTGGACATTGACTGTAATCAATACCACCAGCAAGAGATGTGGATAGTCTATTGACATGATCTGAACTCAAGCCTCGTTTTCGTGCTTGATTTCGTACCACATCACCAGTAGATGGGATATATATTTCATCTACTTTTAAGACTTTCGATTCTATGAATTTTGTGCCTTTCGATAAGACCAAGACACGGGTCAACATTTCGGTATTCAATACCATTTTCAGTCTCCATTAATAATGATAGTTTTCGCCCACACTGAAGGGGAACTCATTGAAATACTATCCGTTTAAAAACGATACGTTACTGTATCGTTATTATTATTATATAGTACGATTTACTATATGTCAATATGTTTTAACTAAAAAATATTAATATTATGTAAAAAAACTGTCTAATGTTGATACACCATACTTGTCTGCTACTTTATTCACATTACTTGAATTGTGATTCACACTATCACCCCTATGTACATATGGCATAGTGTCCGTAACTGTATAAGATGTTTCGCCTGGACGTTTAATCTTCCACTGCAAATCTTTGTCTTTTGGATACTCTCTTGTCCACTCCATTGTGGATTGTTTTAATAACTTCTTAGCCGGTTTATTCAGTGGATAGATGTACCTAAATTGTTTACCCCATACACGAGAGAACCCCAACTCACCCATATGACTGTCACTAGGTCGTGGGCCATACTTGGTGTCCATACGGTTCATCACCTTTTTCATTTTGCGTTGTATAGTCCGAAAGTGTACCTTCTCACCCTCATCAGTTACATATACATCACTCCATATAAAACCGCCATACAAAAAGTTTGCTGCTTGATACACATACCCTGGCTTACCAACAATACCATCTGCCCATGTGTACAGATATTTGACGTTTGGGGTATGTCTTTTCATCCACTGTGTCACAAGACTTTGCATCTGTGACTCAGAGTTGCGAGGCATCGACTCATCCATGCACATTTTACCTATTTCAAAATAGTCTTGCGTGGTAAGATTTGGAAACATCTTTTTGATAGTTCCCATAGGATTAGTTCCCCAACCCAACGTAAGAATTCCAACAAGTTCTTCATCTTGATAGGCGCCTAGATAGTGTTTGGTTAGTTTAGGCATCACTGGACTATAGTGCCGCTCCTGTACAAACAGTGTTGCTACTCTATAGTCCACTGGTTTTATAATCATGCATCTTGTTCTTTCTGCAAACACATCTCAGCGTCTGAAATAATTCTGCTTTGTTCATCATGCACAGTTTCCCACATCACCTCATAGAACAAGTCTTGTGATTCATCATCAATAAACTCTTGATCCTCTTCATTATATTTACCCTCAAGTTCTGAGTTGTCCTTAATGACAAGAGTAATCAGTTCATCCCAATCCCACTCTGCACCATCAACCATCTCTTCACCCTCATATACATATGCACCAAAGAAGTTAGGGCCTTCATCCTCATATGTAAACTCAGTAATCATTTTTGGGTCAACCTTGGCCATCTGTGCAAGAATCCAATTCAATCCTTGTTCTGGAGGGCTCCATGCAGAATATCCTTGACACCCATCTTCATCAAAGTCTGTGATATAACACCATTTCGGGCCAAGGTTTTCGATTGTCCACGAATACTGTCTAACGTCATCCTTGGAAACACCAGCATCTTCATATACCCACATATCACCCATCCAGTATTCATAGTTCTCTTTGACTAGACGGCCTGTTAGTTTTTTCCAAACTTCTTTTGCTTCATCATTGACTTCTGCAAAACGAATATTAAAATTTACATGATTAGCCATTTTCTGACTCCCACTGATTAACAAGATTAGAGAACCCCCATTGCATAGGGGAATATTCATTCAGTTGTTCATGTCGAAAATGTTCGACTTCTGCAACCTGTTCTTCAGTCAACTCAGTGACTTCATCTACACCATAGAACTCACATACGAATTCAAACACCGAATCTGTTACTTGAGATTCAATATTATCTTCCCACTTGTGAATTCGATTCCATTCAAACGCCATTATCATTTCCTTTCGCATCAAATATCATACAAATCCTTGGAATAGGAGTTGCATTCTTAACGTGGTGCATCGCTTTATTATCGAACCACCATAACTCACCAGCATTAAATCTCTGTGTCTCTTCATTTACTGTGAAGTCATAATATCCACTTAATACCATGTGATACCGATTTTTATCCTCATAGTACTTACCACCGTCTATGTGAGGATAAACTTGTTTGTCTGAGCCAAGATGCACAATTGCAACCCTGTAAATCTGTTCATTATATGTTTTTTCAAACCAGTTCAAAAATGCTCTGCAACTATCATAATTGTGATATTGGTCAGTTTTTTTTATTGTATTAGAATCGTCAAAATGTGTATGTTCATCATCAACAACACCTTTAATAAGGTTGATAGACATTGTTTCAGATTGACAGTAAATTTGATCCTGTCTATATGTGTCTAGATAGAAATCATTGAAATTGTCTGCGATTTCTTTCATCATCGGCAGAACATTCATTTCTGACTGTAACTTTTTAAAATTCATTTACCTTCGTTTCCCTGTCATTGGATCCTTTACTTCTTGAGTAGATAGGACTTGTAATCCACCCTTGTTGTAGGCCTGTCCAATAACAGCATTACCAGTATAGGTTGGAACTTTCTTTGTGCTGCAAACACCATCAATAACGTCACTAGTAGGAATACTAGGACGGGCGCTAGAATAGTCTGGGAATTCATATATTGGAGAGGTCAATTCTTTTCGTTCTTCCTTTGGAACATAACCCATTCTCTTCAGAAACTTTTCGTGTTCTGCTTGGGCAGCCTGCATCTTTGCAGATACCTTACGTTTCTTTTTGCGAGTCCTCAGATTCGTGTTTGTGTAATACACGGGCAGTAAATGCATTCCGCTCATTATATATAGCCTCCATCAAAACGTCCATCGACAGATTGTCGATAGACTCACCGTACTGTTCTGCAAGGTCAGTTAAGTTGCTTGTTCGCCTTTGCTTCTCTAAGTAATGCATTGACAACTCCTGTCCAATAATTGATGCCCCACTCAGAACCAGACTCCTTGCATCGTTCCAGTGCAAGTAGGGCATTGTTTATAAGTCGATTATAATTAACCATTAATCAACCCATACGCAGCTTCAACCGCATCATAATCAAAACCACCGATATGCCATTCATACTCTTCAGTAGGAACAGAACCAGTTTTCCAGTTGTAGATTGAGAACTTTACAAAGTCATCACCAGTGTCAGCGATAACCTTCCACTCTGCATTCACCTTTTCATTAGGGTCTGCATCAGTATAGGTAGGTTTACCAAGCACCTCAACCAACTTATCGTAGGTTGTAGTGATAGTTCCCTTCAAAGAACTCATGTTCAAATCAACATATTCATTCACATCAAAATCTACTACAGTCATAAGTCTCTCCTTATTTACTCTCACCATACAATATAATACCACCAAGTAGACACATTGTCAACCCAATTCCTACAGTTTTTAACATATCACCTAAAGAATTTGCGTACTCCATGCACTTGCCGTCACAGTCACCAGCAGAACCAGCAACCATCATTATACCAGTTAGAACCAACAATCCACCAATAATACTTTTCATATCAAGCTCCTTACACAGTCTCAATCATACAACCAAATGTCTCTTTAATGACAAAGGTAAAGTCAGTACCTTCTGCCATCTCATTCAGAACCATTTTCTCTTCCTCTGCATTACCCAAACATTGATGGGTAGCAACGATAATGGGTTCTTGGTCTGGATGACATTCCAGAATTGCAAACCCTTCAATTGGATGTCCAACATTATTAAACATAGCGAATCACTCCTCTCACTTACCCTTATAATATACCATTGTTTCGACAACAAGTCAAGCGTTTTTTATGAAAAAAGTGGGCCTTCATGCCAATAATATTCTGCATTATTCATGTCAACAAACTGCATAAACTTATCTCTAATGGTAGACATATCACGTTCATATGGCGATATGTCTAAAGTAGTAATCTGTTCATACATTTCGTTTGTATATCGTTTGTCATCTGAAGTATTGAACTGTTCAACTCCAAAGAATTTGTAAACAGTCCAATCCCACTTTATTACATCACCATCGTCATGTATCATAAGTCCTAGTGTGTGGCCACGATACTCTTCCTTTGGTTCAAAGTCTCTATATTTTGCGTAGAGCATTCTGGATTTCTCCTGTAACGTAGTCAAAACTACATTCGTTAGCTTGGTACAGAATACCAATTCCACCTTTACTTATCCATCTGTCGATGTTTGATGGTTTGTCATCCACCAGAATATTAGGTGTTCCATCCAACTTGTCAGTTGCATACTTCTCTTTCATACCAGTGAAAATTAGTTTGTCGATAGAGGGCAACCAACCCTTATCAGTCAACCATACTCGTTTCCAGTAGGCAGAGTTATCTCGATCACCAGTTAGTGGTGAAGAGCAGATTCCCCAATCACCTGTAGAACGAGCAAAGTCTATCAGTTTTTGTGATGTAGGGAATACATCTAGGGTATTGAAGAAGTCAGTTCCACGCAACTTTGCGATTGCCTTCTCTTTATCCTGTATCATCTTCCAATGATCTTTACCGAACTTTCGGGCGAACCCATTAAAGAAGTCAGCAATCACTCCATCCATATCCAAATATAATGTCATATTATTTACCTTTCACTTTCTGCCGCATGGCGGCCATCTTATTATAATCTTCTAACCACTTTAGTGGCGACTTAATTGTTTGCGAAACACTCATCTTTACTTTGTGTTCCCGAAACTGCCGTTTCAGTTCCTTTGCAACCTCAGTTCCTAAGAACCGTGAAATCAGCTTTACCAGTGTCTTACGAAATGGTAAATCGTGGTGCATATGTCCAGCAGTGTGTGCAAGTTCATGTAACACAACCCACTTGTTCATTCCACATGAAGGTTGTAGTGCAACCCCACGATATGATGCCTGTCCAGCGATACGAGCATTGTAGTTTACCGTTTTCATAATACGCAGAGCAGGGCTAGATTGTCCTTTCCCTTCTGCAGCAAGTGTTTGGTATGTCTTAGACTTGACTACACGATTGTAGAACTTGGTAATCTCTTTTTCAGTCATAGACTGTTTGCATTCTGGAAACTTGCGTTCTGTCGCCCACTCAGACTTGTAGACTTTGTTGCGTCCACTATCTACATAAGAGTTCTGAAGGCGTCCAGTTTTCTGTTGTTTCAATTTCTTTGCAACATAGTTTGCATACTTGTTTGCAAGGTCGTTACCCATCTTGTTAGTAGCAAGGGCAGCCTTGTAAGCATCATATGCGTCTTGAGTTCCTACAAAATTAATCATATGTCACCTGTACTGCGTAGTCAATCTCATCGAAAATCTTTTCCAAATCTGCAATACGTTCTTTGCATTTCATTTTTGCAAAACCATTGCCTGGGGTTTTCTTTTTCTTGCGTTCTAAAGACTTCAACATATCAGTGAAGAACACATACTCTTTTTGCAATTGTGTAATGTAATCCATATTAAGCTCCTTCATAACCAAGTGTTCGCATTGCGTCCAGTGGACTAGTCTTTTCTGCAAGGGCAACATATTCCTCAACAGTCGCATTCTTTACTAGGAAGTTAATCCAAGTCTTGTAGGGTTTACGATACTTAAACCGAGCAATGAATTGTGGGCGGAGTTTGCCTTCCCAACTAGGATGGGCATCTGGATATACATCCATCATCATTTTCGCACCCTCAAAGGCGCCTTTATACATGAGATACATACCATCCCAAGTGAATTCTTCTTTAACGAACTGTGTCATAACAAACCTCTTTCTCTCAACTTACATATTGATCTTACTTGTTTTTACAACATAAGTCAAGCGATTTTCAGAAAAAAAGACAAAAAAAACCCCTGTAAAAACAGGGGTTTATAATTTTTTTTGAAAAATTTACCGTTTTTTCTTAGCGAGCTCTTGCGAAATCCAGTTTTTTGCAATGTGATTCGTTACTTTTTTCCTAACCAGCATTGCGATTCGCTTCCACACCTTATTAAACACATCTTCACCAGCATCATTATTATCTACAACAATCATACTTGATGCACCAAAAAGTCTTTGAAACTTACCGATATTCTGTTGAACGCCGTTCCACATTTGTGTAACTTGATCTTCTGGAAGTGTGCGAGAACGCATTCTATTACGTTCTTGTGCAGTTTCCAGTGATGTGTTCACAAAAATCATGTAACATTCATATCCAAGATTCTTGAGGCCTGCGACTTGTTTTGCAATCTTATCATAGTCTTTACCAGTACCATCAATGATAAGTCCAAGTCTACCTTGCAAGAAATTACCTTGCATGACTTTAGTTGTTGATTTCGCACGAACTCTAATTGCTTGACCTTCATCTGAAAAAATATCTTCTGGTGTAGGTTCTAGTCCAGCGTCTTTCAACATCTTCTCATAGATATCATCACTGTTGACAATTTTCATACCTAGTCCACCAGTTGTTTTACGAACAACGTAAGACTTACCAGAGCCGGGCCCGCCTGCTAGAAAAATTGCTTTAAATATATTGGGGTCATAAACCCCCTCTTGCAGTTCCGTAAATGTTTTCATCCTTAAATCCTAACAACTCCATAGTTCGTTCTTTATACATTTTCTCATAGTATTTAGTCTCCTCATCTTTTACAACCTCTACTCTTCTTGTAATCTGTTTTTGAAAAGTCATTTTTTGAAGTCTGTTTTTGAGTTTGGAAGTCATGTCTTACCTCGTTAAGTTAAATGGTTAAATCATAACAAATGAGTTGTTTTTTATGGCCCCCCTTTAGAATAATACCTCGCCAGGGTCTGATTCACCAGTTGGGATAATTTCATCCACTGAACTGCCTCCATCTGTACATAGTACACCCTGTATCGGATATCTGGTTTGTACTGTATCTCTTACACAATCCATAAGAATTTCATGTTTATGCAACCCCTGCCCCCTTGTGAAAGAGTGATGAAGTTTAGATACAAGATATTTACCTGTCAATTGTAGATCATTTTCACCGTTGATTTTGTCTTTAATGATAACACCAATCAAATCACCGGCTTGTAATGCAGTATTGCCAGGCACTTTAAGTCTTAAAGAAACAGCAGAGTTCAAAGAAGAAAAACGAGACTTTCTTCTCTGCAACCATTTGTCTGTTCCCATGTAATCGTGAGCATCTGTATAGGCGGGATTTAACAATCCGCCGGGCGTATCTCTATCAATCATTTGCAAATACAAAACTGAATCTGGATACTCAGAAATCTTTTTATTATAATCATCAATTAGTTCTGATGCAGCAGGCCCTTTTTCTGAACCGTATCTATTAAATTTGTCTACATGAACATCTTTGTCGAAATCTTTTAGATAGTCATATTCAAATTCTTTATAATCTTTATTGAAAACATCCAGAAGAAATAGTTTTGAACCGTACATACCAGAACGTCTACTTGCTAGGGTGTTTGTTGTTGAAACAACATCATAGTCTAAAATATTCTGTAACAACAAGTCAGGCCTGTTTCTCACAACATCTTCGTTTGGTGTAAGTTCTCTAAAAATAAATCTGGGATTTTTCCTATCCATCATACTATCAATCGTTCTAAAGAAATATCCCTTTACAGTTTCATAGAATAGAAATGTAGGTGCATAGTCATACTCTTTAGAAGTACAACGTCTAGCGATTGAGTTGATAAATTGAAATGGTCTAATGTTTGGTGCGATTAGTTTGAAGTTATTGGTTGTCTCTTCATAATAAAATTCTTTTTTAGAATTTAATAGTTCATCGTCACGCAACATGTTTAGAATAATGTCTTTTGCTGGTTCACCTTTGTATGACTTTACAACTCTGATAGAATTGTTTCTTACAAGTTCAGCTGTAGTAAATGATAGACTGAATGCATCAGTGTTATCATTGATACCAATTTTACTGTTTATCTTATAAATGTAAAGGGGTTGGTCACTGAAGTTGATAATTCTAGTTCTATCATCAGTGTCATCAACATTTGGTGTTGCAAGTTTTAGTTTGAGTTTTTCTTGTCCACAAATACGAGCATTACCCAAAATATCATTTGTGTCTACAAATGATATATCACCAGAAATAGAGTTTTGAAATATATCTTCGTATATATCAATTGACGCAACAAGGTCGATTAAATTTAATTCTAAACCACCAACCGTACACAGTTTGCATTCTTCAATAATATACTCACCGGCATATTGAATTTCAGACATTATTAATTACCACGCAATCTAGATTTTAATTCCTGTTTGATTTGTCCAACAAATTCTGGTTTTACTAATCTGATTTTTCTTTTTTGTTCTTGCAATAATTCTTCATATTCATAATTTGTTATAGTAACAGCACCTACTGGAATTGTGTTTGCGGCATCGTTTGGTATTTCAATAACTTTTGTGGTATCACCAGATGTTTGACTAAACTCGTAATGGTGTGTTGCGTTTACGTTAGAATATTTACCATGAACATAATCTTCAAATTGTGCAACTGACATTGGCCAATCTTCATACCTGTCTGTTATGTTATTTGCTAGTAAAACAATCCAATGCAATAGAGGATCACCATAAAATTCATTTGCAATATACTCTGGGGTTTCACCATCTTTTACATCATAGTAATCAAATACAATATTATTTTTTTTCGCAAGGTCAGTGAACCTAACTCTTTTTGTAATATCAGAGAGAAGAACTAAATCTCCATCACCATGAAAATCCACTGCAACTTTAGGAAAACTTTTGAAGTATGACATAATTAGTACCCTTCTCTAACTTTTTCTTTAGTGATAAGGTCAAGTTCTTTAAATTGAAGTGTAAGTTCTGTTTCTACTGGTTGATGGTCTTTAAAAAACTGAGGGCGATCTCCACCAAATTTTACATTGACAGATTCTAAAGCGCACTCACCAATTCTATGTAGATGAATGCCTGGTTTATATGAAATATTAAATGTTGATGGAACAATCATTGTTCGACCTTCTACACCAATACCCCCTGATTTTTCAAATTTTGGCATAGAGTGATATCTAAACATTGTTACAATTTCTTCAACATCAGCAGCTTCAGCTGCTGTCTTTGGTAACATTTTAAATGTAAAAGAAAATGATCGTCTATCAATACCCTCAAACTTCATTTCAGTTCTGTTATTTTTAATGGTTCCTGAGATAATGTCTGTTGCAGCGGCTGTGCCAGGAGCAATAGTACTATCCAACACACCCTTAGCCATACCCTCTGCACCATCACCAACAGCGTTAAGTGCTCCAAGGGCATCAAAACCACTTGATCCCAATGCTTTTGCAGAACCAAGCGCTGCAGCAACTGCAAACCCTATTTCTGCTTCACCATAGTTTGCTTTATGTGAAACTTCTAATGATGCAGGCATATAAAGACAAATGGATGTTCCAAGCTTTCTTGTTGGCGGTCGTGGAACAGACACAGTACTAAATTCCGAACTTCTTCCAGCAGGAGCTGTAGAGTACGCTGTGCCACTAAAATCTATCTTTGATTTTTCTTGGACATTGATTTGGAACATCACATAGTAATTTGCTGCATCAGCAGATACATCTGAAGGGTACTTCAGGAATGGTTTACCTGTGTCTGATCCCAAGTTTGTTACATTTGCCATCTAAATAGTCCTATACATTGTGAAAGTATTTATATAGACATGGCATACAGAGGTAGATATATTCCATCAAAACCACGAAAATACAAAGGCGATCCATCAAATATTATTTATCGCAGTTTGTGGGAGCGTAAGTTTATGGTTTATTGTGATAGAAATGACGCTATCCTAGAGTGGGGTAGTGAAGAAATTATTATACCTTATATATCTCCTCTAGATGGTAGGAGACACCGTTACTTCCCTGATTTTTATGTTAAGGTGAAACAACAAGACGGTTCTATAAAAAAAATGTTGATTGAGGTTAAACCCAAAGCACAATGTGGCCCCCCTAAACAACCCAAACGTAAAACACCAAGATTTGTTCAAGAAGTCCGTACATGGGGTGTGAACAAAGCAAAGTGGGAAGCTGCTATAGAATGGTGTAATGATAGAAAGATGGAATTTAAAATTCTCACTGAGGATCATCTTGGGTAAATCGTATAAATAGAAGTATGACATACTTTGATGATATACTAGAAAAAACTGGCGGCAAAGAACGCAGCGTTAGATGGTTTCGTGAGAAAGTTAAAGAACTTGGAACACCACCATCTCGTCAACTCATTTCTGAGGGGATTGTGACTGGCCGTCCAAGTTTTGGTCGAATGAATTTCTTTTACTACGATCCAAAACATAAATTTGAATTACCATACTATGATAGGTTTCCATTGGTTATGCCAATTGAAGAGTACAGAGATGGGTTCTTAGGATTAAATTTTCACTACCTATCTATACCTATGAGATTAAAACTGTTGAACATAATTACAGAGTATGCATCAAATGATAGGATGGATGACACTACGAGAATCCGACTTACATGGAACAGAATTAAAAGAAACCCTATGGTCAAACCAACAGTAAAAAGATATTTGGCAGATCATGTCAAAACACCATTCCGTAGAATTGATGCAGACGAAATGATGGTTGCAGTATTGTTACCTGTTCAGAAATTTGTTAAAGCAACTGAAAACAAAGTTTATGCAGATTCTAGAAGAATGATAAACACAAGGAGGCCTGTATAATGGCAGCTTTAGACGAATTCATCAGCAGTTTTAGTAAGTATGGTGGGCCTGCACTTTTAAACAGATTTGAAGTTGTTATCATAGCACCAGCAGAAGCGGTTCCAAGTTATGATGACGATAGACATGTTTCATTTAGAGTTGAAACTGTAACAATGCCTGGCAGAAACATCAGAACTGTTACGAATGAAAATATCTATGGGCCAACACATGAGATGGCACAAGGTTTGACATATGCTGAAGATGTGTCTATGACTTTCTTTTTATCAGCAGAACACTTTGAAAGAAATTATTTTATGATGTGGATGGATTATATCTATAAACCAAACACTTTTGATTTGGAATATTATCAAGCATATCATCGTCCTATAAACATATACCAATTAGGTAAAAATGGAAAAAGACTGTCTGGTGTTCGATTGAATCAAGCATTTCCAAAAACATTAGGCCCCATTGAGTTTTCTCAATCATCCTCAGATTTGGGTAGACAAGAAGTTTCTTTTGCATTTAAGGACATAACATTCTTAGATGCAAATGGAAGGTCTATTTCAAATCCAGACAGAAGAGCTGGTAGTTATAGCAGAGAACAAATTTATCCAGTTTCAGAAACACCCGCCTTGGATAGAACATCTAGTATTGATGCTTTTAGGAGACTTCAAAATATAAATGCTGCACCCATTGAGCAGTCTATTCGTACAGCTGGGTACACACCAGATAGATTTACCACTGTAGAAGAAAGACGAAACTTTCCAAATGCAGATGTTGATGAATTCGGGCCAGTATAATAATTACATAATGCACTATAGGAGATAAATTATGGCATTACCAAAACTCGCTTCGGCGAAATATGAGTTGACGCTCCCTTCAACTGGACAAAAAGTTGAATACCGTCCATTCCTTGTAAAAGAGGAAAAGGCACTGATGCTTGCACAACAAGCAGGCACACAGGCAGATATGATAAGAGCAGTACAGGACATTGTAGAGTCTTGTACATTTGACACTCTTAAGCCAAAAGAACTGCCAATTTTTGATATTGAGTATGTTTTTATTCAGTTGCGTGCCAAGTCAGTTGGTGAGAAAACAGAGGTAACTATCACTTGTCCAGATGACAAGGAGACAAAAGCCTCTTTGGAAATTAATCTATCAGAAATTGAATGTGTTCGTGAAGTTGGACACGATACAAAGATTAAATTGACTGATACTATTGGAATAATCATGGATTATCCAAAGATTGATATGATGGCACAACTAGATACAGAAAATGAAACAGTTGCTACATTTGAAGTAATTAAAAATTGCATCAGTCAAATTTATGATTCAGAAAACGTATATGTTAGAAATGACATGGAAGATAAAGAGCTAGATGAGTTCATTGAGTCTATGACACATGAACAGTTTGAAAAAGTAAACCAGTTCTTTGCATCTATGCCAAGAGTTAAAAAATCTGTTAAAGTTAAAAACCCCAAAACTGGTGTTGAGAGTGAAGTTGTTCTACAGGGAATGTCTGATTTTTTTTAATAGCCCTTTCCCACAATAGTTTGGAAAATTATTACCGAATGAATTTCCAACTGATGCAACATCACAAATACTCCTTAACAGAAATAGAGAATTTGATACCGTGGGAAAGGGAAGTTTATGTTTCTCTACTCCTACAACATTTAGAGGATGAGAGAACAAGACAGAGACAGCAAGCAGCTGATAGAAAGAGATAAATAAGTTAAGGAGAGACTATGGCTGAGGAAGAGAAAAAGACTGTTACCGTTGACGCAGCGGTAGCAAAGCGAGATTTGAATGGAGATGGACACATCTCTCAAGAAGAATATGAGATGAATATGGAATTTAGAAGAAAAGAACTAGAGGATGCAGATGCTCGTAGAGATGCAATGCGTCAAATGGCATGGTTCTCTTTATTTGGTATGTTACTATATCCCTTTGCTGTTGTCCTTGCAGTTTGGGTTGAATTAGATCAAGCATCAAAAATACTTGGTGACATGGCCGCAACATATTTTGTTTCAGTTGCTGCAATCGTTATGGGTTTCTTTGGTGCAAACGCTTATGCAGATAAAAAGAAATAGGTAATTTAAATGGCAAACTTTTCAGAAGTCGTTGATGAACTAAAAGAAAACAATCAAAAAACCGCAGATCTTGTGAATTTACAACAACAAGAAGTTGCTGTAGAAACTGCAGCGGGCGGTGCAGCTTCTGCGAGTGCCAAAGAAACAGAAAAGAACAGAGAGGGTGAGCGTTCTCAAAACAAAATACTTGCCTCACTCCAATCAATTTCTGGTGGAATTAAGGGGATGGCTGGTAACTTCGGTGAAATGTTAAAAGACAAAGGAAAACAAGTTGGCGGTGATATCTTTGGTATGTTGAAAAAGTTTGCATTTGGTGCAGCAGTTGCTGGTGTTCTTGTATTTCTAAAAAGTAAGTATTGGGAAGATACAAAGAAATTTATTGTTGAGGATATGATTCCAGCACTCAAAAATCTTTGGGAAAATGTACTGTCACCTATCTTATCTGTATTTAAAGATGTATTTGTAAAACAATGGGAAAATGTCAAAGGTCTATTTGATGATCTTGGTACTGCAATTGATCAATTTGCAAGTGGTGATATCTTAGGTGGTATCACAACTTTGATTGGTGGACTGGGCGAATTCTTCTTTAAAACTGTAGATAATGTATTAACTGGTATATTTAATCTGGTTGCTGGACTCTTTGGATTTGAAGGTACTGATTCTATTGGTATGTCTATGTTCAGTTTTATCCTTGACACATGGAGTACAATTACAGGTGCATTTGATGATGTTGTTGAATGGTTTGGTAGTGCATTCACATGGGCAAAAGAAGGACTTTTGGGTGCTTGGACTTCATTGACTGACTTCGTATCTGAAAAGTGGAACGCAACAAAAGATTTCTTTACTGAAAGTTATACATGGGCAAAAGAAGGTATTGCTGGTACTTGGACTTCATTGACTGACTTTGTGACTGATAAGTTTACTAAAGCAACAGAGTTCTTTACGGAAGTGTTTACTGATCCAAAGTCTGCACTTCAAAATTTGTGGAAGGGAATTACTGGTGATGGTGGACTTGTAGATTTGTTGTTTAGTCCAATTGATTCAGCCATCACAACTGTAACTGGTTGGTTTAATATTACTATGCCCGCAGATTGGTCACTCACACAGACAGTAAAAGATGCATTGAATATAGTATTTGATTGGATTGACTTGGCATTTGTAGATCCTAAAGCTGCACTTGAACAACTATGGACAGGACTAGTTGGTGAAGGTGGTTTGGTAGATTTCTTATTTAAACCAATTGATAAAGCAATCGCATGGATACAAGGTGTTTTCAGTTTTGGCAATCCAGAAGAACCGTTTAAAATGAGCACACTGGTAAAAGATGCATTCAAATCTGCTAAAGAATGGGTAACAGGATTGTTTACATGGGGTGCAGAAGCCGGTACAACTGAAGCAGGCGACTTCTCTATCTCAAAACTTGTTAAAGGTGCAATAGAGAATATATGGAACTGGTTCAAAGGCCTGATGAGTATTGATATTAACTCTATTATTAAATCTATTCCTGGCGCTGAAACCTTACTGTCATGGTTCGCCGCAGATGCAACCGAACAAGCACTTGCAGCTGCAACTGAAAGTGGTTTTTATGATAAAGATTGGGTTGGTAATTCAGAGATTAACAGAACAATGGTTGGTTCTGTTCCACCAGAACAAATTCAAGCAATCCTTGCTGACAATGATATTAGTGATAGAGATAAACAGTTTCTATTGGACGAACTTGCAAGAAGAGGTGTTCCAACTATGGCAAAAGGCGGCCCTGTTCAATTAGGAAAATCTTATATTGTGGGAGAACAAGGAAGAGAATTCTTTATACCTACATCAAATGGATTGATTGTACCAGATGTTTCCAGTGCAAGTGCTAGAACAAATATGGTTCAGTCTGGTTCTGTATCTAATATTGCAAATAGTGTTAGTGGGGGAACTACTATCATCAACGCACCACAATCAAATACAAACATCTCTGGTGGCAGCGGTGGTGGTGGAAGAATTATTCCAATGAATGTTACTGATAATGATCCGACATTCAGAGCGATTGCTGCAAACTCATTTTAATGGTCGTAGATATTGGGCCCGTCTTTAACATAGACAGGTTTACAATATGCAGTAATCCTATCTTTAGGGTCTACTCTATCACGATATGAATAGTTTCCATACTGTCTTGGTATTGCCTTTGCATAATACTGACACACATCAATACTTCTAAAATACATTGGGTTGGGCTGAACCTGTCGGAACTCACCTGTTCCTAAAACAACCACTAACATAAAAGCGTGTATCATGATTCATTCTTTCTCATCTTCCATTCCATGTCTGCGATGTGCATTTTCATTTCACGAATAAATCTCTCTTGTTCTGTCTCTGGCATATACAGATTTTTATGAACATGTTCATCTATCCATACTACCAATCCAATTAAAAACAGAAGTAAAGTTATAGTAAATATAAAAAAAAATAAAAACATTATTAACCTCTATTTGTTTTATACTCAACTAACCACCAAGCACCACCAATAAGAATTCCAGAACAAACAAGAACTAAAACAATGACAGCAATAATTTCAAAGAATTTTCTTTGTCTTTCCTGTTGATCGTAAATTGCTTGTTGTCTTTTTTTGCGAATTGACACTTCCATTCTTATGAGTTCATCCCATGCGCTAGGCCCTCTTGTGAAAGATATTATCTGTTTAAGTTCAGCTCTCATATCTTCTGCCTTTTTCTTTGCCATGAAAGTGGCCATAGCCTCTTCCTCAACAGAACCAGCAGCGAACAGTTTTTTGAATAGTGGTGGTTTCTTAGCGTATTCTTCTGCCTTCTTGAGGTCAGACATAGCGCCCATCCATCGTCCAAGGTCTGAGCCCATAGATTCAACATCTCGGCCGACTTCAAAACCTTTTTTGATAAGATTAAATGCACTCGTGGCAGTCGCCAGAGCGGTAATTGGATCTATCATTTGTATTTCCT